TCATTAATAATACCTTTAAGAATTAATTGTGTTCTTAAAATATCATTAAATAATTCCGTAAACTTCTTTCTTAATCTTTGAACAAACTTGGTAAACTTTAATTCATCTCTAGTAATTTCACTACTTCTACCCATATTAAAACCAGAGCTAGACTCTAATCTACTTACAGGCACATTCAATGAACGATATAGTTTACTTCTAAAGTATTCAATATCTGTAATCTCACCTAGATTTTGACCTCCAGGTAAAGTTGTAATATCGGTACCTCTACCACCCTCTCTACTAGGTAACCAGAAATCTTCCAACATAGACATATAGTTTCTGTCATCTCTAACTTCTCCAGTAGAAGCGTCATAAACAAGTTTATTTCTATATCTTGCCATAACATCTCTTAGGTATTGTTCAGCTTTGACTTTAGGTAAATTACCTACATCAATTTTGAATATTCTTCTCTCAGGTGCTCTCGCAATTCTGTAAATAACAGCAGCGTCTTCAATCATTCTTAATTGATTGACAGGCTTAACAGCCTTTTGTAAATAAGATAAGACCATGTTTTTATTCTGGTCAATTAATCCAGACGGACAATAAGCAATTGTGTCTGGTGCAATCTTAATACCACCTGAAGTAGAGTTGATTACGCCTTTTTCATTGAATAGATAATATTCAACGAACTCATCAACAACAGTAAGCATATTAGGACCTGTAACTCCTTCAGGTCTTTTCTTTCTTACTTCTCTAATTCTTTTTATTTTTCGTGGGTCAAGGTATTTTAATTCTGTAATACCTGTTTTAATAGAGTCCCTATCAATAACTTTTTGATAAAAGATTCTACCGTCAACATACCATCTTCTAAAGATGTCATGTCCCTTTGTGTTAAACTGCATAAGTCTTAACACTTCTTTAAATTCATCTTCAATTTTTCTACGCACTTCTTTGCCGTAAGGTAAATTTTCAACATTCACTCTTACTGCTTCTTTATTTTCATTAGCCACAATAGCTTCATTAACGATATCTTCAATCGCTAAGTCGCACTCGGGGTGTAATGAAATTTCTCGATATCTTCGGATAAGGTCAGCTTCAGTTTTGGAATTACCTTCCATGTCAAGGTATTGTCCAAAATAGCCACCAGCGGCGATGGTTTGTGTACCATCATCCGCTGGAGCTGTAGTAAAGCTTTGCTTTGGATCCGTCTGTTTTTTAAGTCGTGATATAGAAAATCCAAATAATTCAGCCATAATATTTTTTTCCTTTATTCTTTGTTAGTAATATTTATACTAGTTTTTAAGTAGTAGTATTACTTTCAAAGTATTGGTAGTTGAAAACAACGCTGAATTCTTCAACAGCAGCTGCTTCATCATAGTTCAAATCAATTGCACTTATACCAGTTGGGAACAATCCTCTTAAAGTATAAGATTTGATTGTGTTTCCGTTTCTGTCTAAGTGGTCAACAAAAGCATCAACTTGATAGTCAACAGGATTAGTTAAACCCTCATTGTCAGTCATATTGTTAATACCATTCTGCCATCTTTCAAAAGCATTTCTGATTTTGAAGTTTGTGTCATTTAGTACAGTTAGAGACCATTCGTCAAAAGTTCTGTCGCCAGCAATTTTGATTTGTCTACCTCTAAAAGGTACATTGATAACACCAACATTCATAGCAGGTATTGTTGTACTTCTACATAAAAAAGCTAAGTCTTCTATTTCGCCACCAACTTGTGCGTAACCAGGAAAAGGCATTGTTACCTTGAACTGATTACTTCTAGCGCCACCGCCAGCAAGTTTAGCTTTGAAGTCATTAATGTTTGCCATTTTTTATTTCTCCTCTACTAACCTGCTACTTCGTCAAACGAAACGCCGGTTCTTGTTGCTACGAAAGACAATGTGATAAAGTTGATACTTCTTGCTGGTTTAATAAATATCTCAGCAATAAATTCATTTCTATCAATAACTTGTCCTGTATTATTAGTTTCATCACACACTACTAAAAAGTCTGTGATACCTCGTCTACCTTGTACTTCTCTTAGGAAAGGTTCTACAATGTTTCTAAAGTTAGCTCTTGTAAACTCATCATTGAATTCAAAGAGTTGAAATTTAGAAGCAGTTGATATTGCCTTCTCTAAAGTGATAAACAGTCTTCTAACATTTATTCTATCAAAAGCACTTGGACTTGCAAGACCAGTTTTATCTCCAAATAATACAGTACCTTGACCTGGGAAGGTTGCTACTGGATTAATTCTTTTCGGATATAACTCATCTCTTTGTGTTTTTGTAGGATTAAATGCAAGTTTAACAGCGCCTCTTACAACACCTCTATTGAAACCTGCTGGTGAAAACCAACTGTCTGCAATAAGGTCTGTTCTAGCTGATAAGCCTGCCATGTCACCGTTTAATGGTACATATCTGTAAACGTCATTGTATCTGTCATACATGTATTTGTAACCACTATCAAAGAACACATATGAAGAAGATGAAATTGTACTATAGAAGTCAATCACATTATCTTTTTGTGTGTTTGTGTTAGTTACATTTACTACATCAGCTCTTTCAGGTGAAGCAAAGACTACACAGTCTTTTCTTGCTTCTGCAATTGTAATCATGTTTTCTACATGAGTTGAATCACATTTACCAGAAATGATTAGACCAATATCAACTGTTTCACTATCAGCAAACTTATCGTAAGCTGTTTTTAACTGACCAGTTGTAACGGAAGAACCGTCAGAACCGCCAGCAAATGATTCATTTGATGGTGTATCTACTGCTGTAAATGATGTTCCAGAAGCTGCATTACCCCAGTTTGAACCACTAGAGTGATGTTTTGTCCACCAAATATATCTTGATTTAGTGTAGATAACATTTGGATAATAGTTATCATCTCCTTGAGGAGATTTTGCGTCTGAAGCTTTAGATACTTTTGAGTAAGTTTCTAAGATTTGACCTGGAACGCCTGCGATTGAACCATCTTCATCAACAACTACGATATGAATTTCATCATTCGAGCCGTTTCTTGTAGAAGTCCATTCACTTGTTCCTGGAGCTCCGTCAACAGCGTCATAGTATCTCCATCTTCGTCTTACATTTGAACCATCGGTGATTGTTCTTTTCAATCCACCAGCACCTCTAGGGTGTTGTACAATTGTTAAGTCGTTAGTTGAGATAGCAGTTACTCTGTATTGCTCTCCGTCATCATAATCGTTAGTAGCAGCTGTTGTTGATATTGAAATTACATCTCCAATATTTAGGTTTGCACCTGCTGTTACTGTTAGTGCTGTGTCGCCTACTGCTGTACTTGAATCGTTGACAGTAGTTGCGCCATTTTCCTCATATGCGGCTGCGTTCGGACAAGTTGCAACAAGCAATGTGTTACCATATGCTCCTGCTTCTCTAGCAACAAATGTTGCGTTACCGGCTGCGCCACCTGAGGCATAGTTATTTGTCCAATCTTCCGTATTCTTTACTAAAACACCAGTTCCTGATGTTGAAGCATTTACTTGTGAAGTTTGGTTTGCTCGTACTACTCTAAGAGAGTTAGAATATTGTAAAAAGTTGGCTGCGCTGAAAAAATACTCGAAGTTATTTACATCAGGTTTACCAAAAGTTTCTACTAATTCTTGCTCGCTAGATATACTTACTATTTCGTCTAAAGGTCCTTTTGTGAATTGACCAGCAACTGCACCTATAGAAGTTGAAACAGCAGGAATGATACTAGTTAAATCTCTTTCCTGTACGAGAACACCTGGTGATACTTGAAATGCCATAGGTTATCTCCTTTTAATTAGCTAATTTACCTTGTTTTGCATGTTAAAATATTCAAATTTCGTATTATTCATACGCCCATATTCAAACTTTGTCATTACAGATATTTATAAGACCTGTAATTTACAGTCCTTTTCTTACGACCGGATGCCACACCGTACCGTATTCATCAACCTCAGATTTTAACTCCTCTGGTTGTCCGTCATCTATAAAACCAAACGGTGCCATGTCCTGTTCGATTAAAGCTTGTTGTTCAATATATAGTTGATTTCGTATATTTGAGTTAGATAACTCTTTAAAATACTGTTGATTTGTCAGCCAACCAAATATGACTAGACACATCATTAAATCGTCATTACAACCCTCCTCTGCCATCCAGGAGTTACCACGCCTACTAAAAGTAGACATTTCCACAATTAACTGAAAGTCGTTTATAATGAGTTTATCACTTTCTATTAATGTCTTAACACTAGATGTTCCTAATGCTTTAATTTGTTTTGTCATACGAACACCCATAGATGTACCTCGACCACTAAACATTGCACCTAATACTTGGCCAGCACGACCTCTTTGAGTAGTCATCAAAACATTATCATATTCTAATTCCATCTGTAATATATCTGCCACTTGTTGACCAATATCATTGACTTCGGTCAAAATATGTGATTTATTATAACCTTTACTTACTTGTTCAATAATACTTGGAAAGATATGTGGTTTGACTTCATTATTTTTATAAGTTGCAACTATTTCGTAAGGTATTTGTGTGCAATCAATAACAGCAAAGGCAGAATAATCTCTACCTGTACCTCGAGCAACGTCAACAGTTGTAACATACAAATGGTCTTTTTCGGGTCGCTTAAACATTTGTAGTCCATTTTTACTTTCAATAGCCGGAATGTACGAAGTCGTTTTAATTTTTGCTGGTGAGATTAATGTATCTACACTTCCTAAAAATTCACATTCAAACTCTTGTGAGAATTGCTCGGGTGAGGTATTTCTTATAGTGGTTTCTTTCCACTTCTCATCTCTACCAGGCACCTCTGACCAATGCACTTCGATAGGAATATAATCATTTTGTTTATTGATTGCGTCTTGCCACAACTTGTAATACATATTCATACCATGTGGTGTAGATACAATAATCATCTTTGTATTTTTACCAGATGATATAGTAGGATAAACTGAGCTAAAAAACATTTCGGCAATATTAGCTGGCACGAAAGCAAACTCGTCAAGGAAGATGATATTAAATGAACCACCTCGAATAGCACTTGATGATGTTGCAGCTGCCACAATTGTGGACTTGTTTTCTAATTCAATGTTACCTTTGTTCCAGTTGATAACCCCTTGTTGCATCCATTTTGGTAAGTTTTCATATGCAAGTTGCAATCTGCCTAATATATCTCTAGCTGTAGATGATTTGTTAGCAAGAATAGCAATGTTGGAATTCGGGTTAAAAAGAGCATAGTGTAGTAAATAAGCAACAGTTGTTGTTGACTTTCCACTTTGTCTTGGCAATTTACAAATTGTAAAACGATTGTCATGTATTGTCTTTACGATTTGTTTTTGAAAGTCCCACATTTTAAATGGAACAAGGCCTTCGTCAAGTGAAACCACTTGAACATAATTCATCATAAAATAAATAGGGTCTTTTTCACACTTCTTGTATTCTTTGATGTTCTCTTTTGTGAACTCAACAGAGGTGTTTACCTTTTTAAGATTTGGATTTCCTAGATATGCGTCTGTCATTTAATTCTCTCTAAATAGTCAATATAGTTTATCCAACCTGTGACTATAGTTTTTTCCTTTGTTTTACTTACAACACCTCTATGAGTATGTGTCCAGTAAGCAGGCCATATCAAAGTTAATCCTTTTTTAGCTGGACTAGTTACATTTTGATATTTAAATTCTGTGCCACCATCATCTACATCATTTAAGTAAGTCATAAAAACTAAACACCTATGAGCATTTCTTTCTTTACTTCTAAAATCATTTTCAAAATGCCATTTTTTAAAACCACCACCAACAGGATAATTCTGTAAATTATAATTTTCTCCTAAAGCAAATTGAGCATTATCTTTCATATGTGGATATTTTTCAACATATTTCTCAATGGCTTTAT